GCTGTAGTCAGTTGCATTTTGCAATCTAACATATAGGGGGTCTAGTGCGGCTATGACCACTACATATAGTGCCTCAGCCGTCGTTGCCGTAAATGCAAATATTCGCTAGTATAGGTCATAGTTTAACAAATGAATTGACCGATATGACGGATAAAACACGCAAGCCTTCTACCGGCGGCGTTCTTATTGGCTCCGATTACGATGTTGCGAGAACTCGTAAGATGGAAGCTGACGCCGCTATGGCGGAAATAGAACTTCAGAAGGCGCAGAAGTTACTAGTACGCGCCGATGATGTAGAGAAAGTCTGGTCAACGATCCTTTTTGCGGTGCGGGCTAAACTTCTGGCGATCCCATCGAAGTCTGCGCCGGTATTGGCGCTTGAGACGGACGTTGCCATCATCAAGGACATTTTGGACAATGCTGTTGGAGAAGCCCTCACTGAGCTTTCCGCCTACGACCCCGCTGTCGATCCTGTCGCCCTCACTGGAGGCGACGGTGGAGCGGGGGACATCCTGCCTGCGGAAGATGGCGCCGCCCCCGAAACTAAACCTAAGCGAGTGGGCCGACCTAAGAAGGGGGCTAGGCTCACGAAGTAGCGCTGAACCGGGACGCTGGCGCACTTCACGAGCCGAATATCAGCGCGGCATCATGGACGCTTGCACCGATCCTGCGGTGAGGGAGGTAGTGGTGATGGCTGCGGCCCAGACGGGTAAGTCCGAAGCCTTACTTAACCTCATCGGCTACCATATCGACCTCGACCCGGCACCGATCCTGATTATGCAGCCTTCGTTAGAAATGGCCCGTGCATTTTCTAACGACCGCGTGACTTCTGGCCTGATTGATACGACGCCATGCCTGCGGAACAAGGTCGTCGAAGCCAAGAGCCGGGATAGCGGCAATACGATCCTGTCGAAGTCGTTTCCCGGCGGGCATGTGACGCTGGTGGGTGCCAACAGCCCTGCGTCTCTGGCATCGCGTCCGATCCGTATTGTGATGTGCGACGAGGTGGACAGGTATCCAGCTTCGGCAGGCGAGGAAGGCGATCCGATTGCGCTGGCTAAAAAGCGTTCTGCGACCTTCTGGAACCGTCTTGTCCTACTGACCAGCACCCCGACGGTGAAGGGTGCCAGCCGAATTGAGTCGGCTTACGAGGAAAGCGACCGGCGCAAGTTCTATGTGAAGTGCCGGCACTGCTCTGAGCGGTTTGTCATGCAGTGGGGGCATGTCCAATGGGAGGAGAACAACCCTAAGACAGCCGCGATTGTCTGTGAGCATTGCGGGTCGGCTTGGACGGATGCTGACCGGCACAATGCGGTCAAGAACGGGGAATGGGTGGCAACAGCCCCCTTTTATGGCGTGGCAGGCTTCCACCTGAACGCTTTGGTATCGCCTTGGGTGGTGCTGTCCGATCTCGTCGAGGAGTTCCTCAGCGCGCGCAAAGACCCCATGCGGCTGCGGACCTTCGTCAACACGGCCCTTGCTGAAAGCTGGGAGGACCAAGGGGAAGGCGTAGACGACTATTCAGTGTCCCAACGCCGGGAAGAGTATGACGAGATCCCTGAAGACGTTGTGCTGCTGACAGCCGGGGTAGACGTTCAGGACGACCGCCTTGAAGTCGAGGTAGTCGGATGGGGGGTAGGGGAGGAGTCGTGGCAGATCGACTACAAGGTGATCTATGGCGACCCCTCCAGCCCGCGCATCTGGGGGCAGTTGGATGAGGTGATACAGGCCAAGTACGAGCATCCCTCGGGCGAGGAGCTTATTATTCGCTCGACCTGTGTGGACTCTGGTGGCCACCATACTCGTGCGGTCTACAACTATGCCAAGACCCGCGCCGGCAACCGGGTATTTGCGATCAAGGGCGTTGGCGGCGAGGGCAAGCCGGTCGTGGGCCGCGCATCCAAGAACAACATCGGCAAGATTCCGCTCTATGCGGTTGGCGTCGATACCGCGAAGGAGGTGCATTACGCGCGCCTCAAGATCGACGAGCCGGGACCGGGCTATTGCCACTTTAGGGCAGAGCGCGACGACGAATACTTCAAACAGCTAACTGCGGAAAAAGTCGTCCTCAAGTATAATAAGGGGTACGCCAAGAGAACTTGGATTAAAACTAGAACTAGAAACGAGGCTCTCGACGTTCGTATTTATGCAATTGCAGCGTTTGCGATACTAAATGTAAATATGGATAGCCTAGTACGTCGTTTTTATGCTAATGTAGAACGGAAGAATGTTGTTACCAAGGATGCGAAACCTGTAAAACCGCACCCACTCGCTTCAAAACCAATCAGAAGTAAGGGCGGATTTGCAAATAGCTGGCGTTGAGGGATAATGGCTAATTTATTCGACAGTGCCAACGCTGCATCCTCTGAGCCTTCAGAGTTCTATGCGGGCAGTCTGGTTCAATGGGAACGGGCTGATCTGTCGCAAGATTACCCCCCGGCAAGCTATGATCTGATTTACACGGCCCGTTTGAGGGGTGGTTTGAACCCGGTTATCGCGGCGACGGCCACGAATAATGCAGGCGCATTCCTCGTCACGCTCACCAATGCGGTGACTGGCGCGGCTGTCCCCGGCGAATACTTCTGGCAGGCCGAAGTTGAGCGCAAGAGCGATCAGGCCCGCGTGGTTGTCGCCAGCGGGCAGTGGACCGTTCTGCCCAACCTCGACCAGACCGGCGCTGACCCGCGCAGCCATGCAGAAGTCATGCTCGACAAGATCGACGGGCTGCTGGAGGGCCGCGCCGACAAGGACGTTGCGTCCTACTCGATCAATGGCCGCTCTATTGCCAAGATGAGCCTGACCGACCTCTTGTCGTGGCGAGATTACTACAAGCGCGAGGTGGCGCTGGAGCGCCGTAGGGCCGACGCGGCAGCGGGCAAACCCAGCACGGCGACTGTGAAGGTACGATTCCTATGAGCTTCTGGCGCACCGTTCTTGGACTGCCCGTTGAAAAGCCGCGTTCTACTGCCAAGCGCAGTTACCATGCCGCCGCAACTGGCCGGCTATTTGCCGACTTTATGTCGTCCAGCCGGTCGGCAGACGGTGAACTCAAGCCCGACATGGTGCTGATGCGTAACCGCGCGCGCCAGATGGCCCGCGATGACGTTTACGTTAAGCGCTATCTTGAACTGATGAAGACCAACGTCATTGGCGACAATGGCATGACCCTTCAGGTCAAGGCGCGCAATTCTGACGGCATGTTGGATTCCATTGGCAACGACATTGTTGAGAATGCGTGGGCCGTGTTCGGCATGGTCGGCAATTGCACGCCTGACGGCAAAATGTCGTGGGTCGATCTGCAAAAGTATTGCGTCGAGGCGACCAAGCGCGATGGCGAGGCATTCTTCCACATCGTTCGCAACAATACTTTCAAGCATGGCATCGCCATTTACCCGCTTGAGGCAGACCTGATCGACGAGCAGAAGAACCAGAAGCTGCGTAACGGCAATGAGATCCGCATGGGGATCGAAGTGGACAGTTACCAGCGCCCGGTCGCGTATTGGGTGCGGCAGCGTCATCCCGGCGACAGCGACTTCAACTCGACTAATCTGGTCGCCTCTGTGCGGGTGGATGCCAGCGAGATCATTCATGTCTTTAAGCCGCTGCGCGCCGGCCAATCACGCGGCGAGACGGCGCTTGCGCCTGCGCTGACCCAGATCAAGATGCTCAACGCGCACCGGGAAGCTGAACTGGTGGCAAGCCGCATGGCCGCAGCGAAGATGGGCTTTTTTACGTCGGACAGTGGCAACGACGTTCCTGCCGACGACTATGACAATGCCGTGCCAATCATCGACGCGGAGCCGGGTACGTTCCACCAGCTTCCCGCTGGCGTGGACTTCAAGCCTTTTGATCCGACCCACCCGGCGACGGCTTTTGCCGAGTTCCAGAAGGGCATTCTGCGCGGCACCGCGTCGGGCCTTGGGGTTTCATACGCATCACTGTCTAACGACCTTGAGGGAACGTCGTATTCGTCAATACGACAGGGGGCGCTTGAAGAGCGAGATGCTTACCGGGATGAACAGCAGTTCTTCAGGGAGCATTTCGTTCTTCAGGTGTATTCTGCATGGCTCATGCATGTCATGGAGTTCAACATCATCCCGATCCCGGCGACCAAGTTTGATAAGTTCTTTATGGCATCGAACTTCCGCCCGCGCGGCTGGCAGTGGGTCGATCCGCAAAAGGAAATCAGCGCGGCTGTTACCGCCATGCACAACGGCATTATGTCGATGCAGGATGTCTCGGGCCAGTATGGCCGCGACATTGAAGAGACATTGAGCCAGTGGCAGCGGGACAAGGAAATCGCGGACAGCTTCGGCCTGCAATTGGCGTTTGAGCCGTTTGGTGGGAACGATGCCGCGAAGGGTGCGCCGCCTGCGGCTGCGGCGGCTTGAAGCAAGCAGCGCGCGCCGTCCTCAACACAATATCCAGCGTATTTCTGCTGGCCTTGATGGCCGTGCTGTTCACTGCGTCCCTAGTTATCGTATTAATTGAGGGATTATTTGAGTCAAATAACAAGAAAAATAGGGTTGGTTGAATAAAACTCATTTTTCTAGTATTGTCTTCCAATAGGCCAACGGAGAATGCGCCGTGGAAGAAGTACAGCCTGATATTGAATTTCAGGATCGCGTAGATACCAACGAGGTATTTCATCGCGCTTTCGGCATTGAAGCCAATGTTGTTGACGAGGAAAAGCGAACAGTTTCCATTGCTGTTTCGTCAGAACTTCCGGTCGAACGCTCATTTGGCAAAGAAGTTTTGGTTCACGACGCCAGCGCCATTGATATGGCCTTTGTTGCGTCGGGCCGCGCGCCGCTCCTTCTCGATCACGACATGGAGAAGCAGATTGGCGTCATTGAATCCGTAGAACTTTCTGATGATCGCAAACTGAGAGCCAAGGTCCGGTTCGGTAGGTCTGCGCTGGCGCAGGAAGTTTTTCAGGATGTTGTCGATGGCATCCGGTCGAACATTTCGGTCGGCTACCGCGTCAACAAGATGGAGCGCTCCACCACGAACAAGGATGAATACCTCGTTCGCGCTTGGGCGCCCATGGAAGTTTCTGTCGTTTCGATCCCGGCTGACCCGTCAGTTGGCGTGGGACGCAGCGCAGTAGCTCCCGAACCTCAACCAACCCTCGTTGTTGAACCTCAGATCCGAAAGGAAGACAAAATGTCTGATATCGACCTTGAGGCGGTGAAGGCGGAAGCTGCCAAGGCTGCTGTCCGTAATGCCGCTGACATCATCGCGCTGGGCGCAAGCCACAACAAGCGCGACCTTGCTGAAGCCGCTGTCCGCGAGGGCAAGAGCCTCGGCCAGTTCCAGACCGAACTGCTTGAAGTGATCGGCACCAAGCCGCTCGTCAATCACGACGTTGGTCTGTCGAAGAAGGAGCGTCAGGTTTACTCGGTGGTCCGCGCCATTCGCGCGCTGGCTAACCCGACCGACCGCGCCGCTCAGGAAGCCGCCCGCTTTGAACTGGAAGCCTCGGAAGCTGCTGCCCGCGCTTATGGCACGACCGCACAGGGCGTCATGGTTCCTGCCGACGTTCTCGGTTCGTGGAAGCGCGACCTCAACACCTCGGACGACAACGAGATCGTTGCCACCAACCTTCTGGCTGGTGACTTCATCGACGTTCTGCGTAACTCGTCCTCGGTCATGCAGGCTGGCGCCCGCATGATGCAGGGTCTGGTTGGCAACGTGTCGATCCCGAAGAAGACTGCGGCATCGGCGGGTAGCTGGATCAGCACCGAAGGTGGCGCGGCCTCGGAATCGGAACCGACGTTCGGTTCGGTGGACCTCAGCCCGAAGACTGTTGGTGCCTTCACCGACATGACCCGCAAGCTGATCCTTCAGTCCACTCCGAGTGTTGAAGCTCTGGTCCGCGACGATCTGACGCAGGCGATGGCTCTGGCGATTGACGCTGGCGCTCTCAAGGGTACGGGTCTGTCGGGTCAGCCGACCGGCATCTACGGCACCTCGGGCATCAACACTGACACCTTTGCTGGCGCGAACCCGACTTGGGCGGAAGTGGTTGGTCTTGAGACGCTCGTTGCTGAAGACAATGCCCTGCTTGGCAACCTTGCCTACATCGTCCCGGCTGGCCTCTACGGCACGCTGAAGACGACCTCCAAGGCGACTAATCAGGCAATCTTCGCCATCGACGGTGACGGCACCATGAACGGCTATCCGGTCATCGTGTCCAATCAGGCGACCGCTGGCTACTGCCTGTTCGGCAACTTCTCGGACTGCCTGATCGGCATGTGGGGCGGACTGGATCTCACCGTAGATCCTTATACGGCCTCGACGACCGGCACCGTTCGCGTTGTCGCTCTTCAGTCGGTTGATGTTGCTGTCCGTCACGCGGTCAGCTTCGCCCTCGGTACTCCGGGCGCGTAATGCTCACATGGGAAGGGTCGGGCTTAGGCCCGGCCCCAACCCCTAAGGGGCCGAAAATGAAATACCGGGTTCTCAAGAACACGATTGCTGACGGCAAGCCTGTGCGGGCCGGCGAGATCATTGAGTTGAGCCAAAGCGAGGCGCGTACCCTGATGGGCTATGGCCGCGCGGTTCCTCATCACGAAGACGTTCGTACCACAAATGTAGTCGAGGACGTTGTTCACCGCGACCCGGTGAGCAAGCGCGGCGGGAAACGCAAGAATGGCGCTTGAATCCTATGATGACCTAGAAGCCTTTTTCCTGCTGGATGACTTTGCTGTCGAGGCCAAGTTTATCAAGACGGGTAAGAGCGTTCGGGTCATCAAGGGCATCTTCGACAACGCGCAGATCGTGCGTGGCGCCAGCGAAGAGTTTGGCATTACCAGCCCGCAGCCCAAGTTCACCTGCCGCACCGCTGACATTCCTGCTGTTGAGGACGGCGACAAGCTGAAGGTTGCAGGGACGGAATACTACATCCGCGTCCAGATCAACGATGGTGAGGGCGTTTCAACCCTATCGCTGGAGCGTGTCTGATGACCCATGTCAGACAACAGATCCGCGACCGCATCGCGGTTGATCTAGCGGCAATTCCCGGCTTTGCGACCAGTGTCTACAAGATGCGGCGCTACCCGGTTGATAGCGCCAAGCTCCCAGTCATTGCCGTCTACACGGTCGATGAGAACTCATCGCTCGTCACCATTGGCCTCAGAACACTGCGGCGCGTGGTCAATCTCGGCATTGAGATAGTCGCCAAAGGTCCATCTACGACCATCGCAGACACCATGGATAGTTATACGGTCAGTGTAGAAGAAGCTATTGCTGCTGACTTTACTATTAATGGGCTTGCTAAATCTTGTGTGCTGACAAATTCAACAATTGATGTTAATGTCGAAGGTGAAACAGCCGTAGGAACTGCGCGTCTGGTGTATTCAGTAGAATACATTACCGCAATTGGTGATGTGGAGACTGCACGATGAAGATGATTAGTGTATTTAATCATCTTGGTGACGAGATTCGTATTCAGCCGGACATGCTGGAGTTCTACGCGCGCATTGGCTGGGAGCCGGCCACTACCAAGACGAAGGCGAAAGCCAAGTCTGAACCGAAGGTCGAGGAGTCAGAATAATGGCAACGCATACGGGTTCAGAAGGAACGGTGAAGGTCGGCTCGGTCGCCATTGCCGAAATCCGTTCGTATTCGGTCGAGCAGACCGGAGATACCGTTGAAGATACGACGATGGGCGATGCGTGGCGCACCCACAAATCAACGCTCAAGTCGTGGACCGGCAGCGTTGATGTGTTCTGGGATGAAACCGACACGACGGGGCAGGGCGCTCTTTCGGTCGGCTCGTCGGTAACGATGAACTTCTACCCCGAAGGTGCAACCGCTGGCACCTCGGAAACCTATCTGACCGGCACCGCGCTTGTGACGGGTGTGACCGTGACGGCCAGCTTTGACGGCATGGTTGAATCAACTCTCAGCGTGCAAGGCGTCGGCGCTTTGACCAGCGCTACACTGGCTTAATGGAGGTTTAGGTGGCTAATCACACTGGCTCAGAAGGCGTTATCAAGGTCGGCACCTCAACGGTGGCTGAAGTCCGCTCGTATTCGATTGAGCAGACTGGCGATACGGTTGAGGACACCACGATGGGTGATGCATGGCGCACTCACAAGGCGACCCTGAAGTCGTGGACCGCCTCGGTCGATGTCTACTGGGATGAGACGGACACCAACGGTCAGACCGCCCTTGCGGTTGGATCGGAAGTTACCTTCAAGGGCTATCCTGAAGGCGCCGACACTGGTGACAGCTACTACACCGGCACCGCCATCGTCACCGGCAAGACCATCACTGGCAGCTTTGACGGCATGGTTGAGTCCACAATCTCGCTTCAGGGAACCGGCGCGCTGTCTTCTGCAACCGCATAATTAGGGAGTGATTTATGAGTCTAGCAAAACGCATCGCAGATCGTCAGCGCGCAGCCCGCAAGGTCATTGAGGTCAAAGAGTGGGGTGAGGACGACGACAGTCCACTTGTGATCCACTGCGGGCCTCTGCTGGCTGGCGAGATGGAGAAGATCCAGCGCAAGCACCCGAACTTCTTCCAGACCGCGACCATCGCCGGGATGGTCGATCTGATTATCCTCAAGGCCGAAAATAAGGATGGCGAAAAGCTGTTTTCACTTGACGATAAGCCGATCCTGATGCGCGAAGAGTTTAGCCTAATTGCAAGTATTGCTGGCGAGGTCATTTCTTCTACTAGTGTAGAGGAACATGAAAAAAACTAAGAGACGATCCGTTTAGGTTTAATCTTGTTGCTTTAGCGGATCGTCTCGGACGTTTTATTTACGAGGTTGAGACAATTTCAATTGAAGAGTACAATGAATGGGTGGCTTATTTTAAGCTAGACGAAGAAAGGCAAAAGCGTGGCCAGTCAAGAAAGGCTTGAGTATTTTATCTCAGCAGCCTTCAAGGATGACGGGGTACGCCAAGCCATGCAGGCTTTTGGCAAGCTCAACGCTGAGAGCGCCAAAGTCGTCAACGAGCTAGATCGCATTTCCAAGGCCAGTGCTAAGGCCGGGGCCAGCATCCGCGATAGCCGAACGGGTTTTGCCCAGCTTGGGATGCAAGTTAATCAGTTCGGCACCCAAATTGCCAGTGGCACTTCTGTAACCACTGCGTTCGTTCAGCAGATCGGTGACGTTGGCTGGGCAATGTCAGGCATGAAGGGTGCGCTTGGTGCGGTCGGCAGTTTCTTGGCCGGCCCTTGGGGCGTTGCTGTCATGGGTGCAGCATTCGTGCTGGATAAGCTGCTTAACACGACCGATGGTGGTGAGGCGGTAAACAAGAAGTATGAAGCATCGCTTCAGAATGCCCGTGACGCGCTGTTTAGCTACCGCGTGGAAACTGCCAAGACGCGCGATGAACTGATTAATCTATACGAAACGCAACTGATCGGCATTGAGATCCAGTGGCGTAAAGCGGCAACTGATGTTGGCGCTTACGGCCACGAAGTTCAGCGCACCCAAAGGATTCTTGATACATGGGTCAACAAGCCGCTCTGGCTTGTCGGCAAGGCATGGATGGAGAACAAAAGGGCTGTTGAAGAATATAATAAGGCGCAGGAAGCAGAGCGTAACAGCTACGCTCAAATGATCGGCGCACAGACGGCGTTCAACAAGCTCAAAAAAGGTTTTGCGGCTGAAGACGCGCGCAATTCGGCTCGTTCCGAGAGGGCTGCTGATAAAGCTGAGCGTGAACGCGAGGCGGCTGCGCGTAAGGCCGAACAGCAGCATGAAAATGAGGTCAACAGCTACGAGCGTCTGTCAAACAAGCTGCGTGAGATTGTAAATCTCAAAACGTCCTCCAATGAAGGAATTGGACGGGCAAAGAATGAACTGGCCGATTTTCAGAAACTGGTCGGTGAACTCACTACGGCCACCATTGATGGCAAGCCTGTAGGCGCTGAATTGCTTGGTCAGCTTGCTCCACAAATTCTGGAAATCAATGTTGCGCTGACTGATGCTGCAAATGGGATGCAGGAGTGGATGACTGCCATTCCCACTGCTTCCGAGGCAGCAATGAAGGCGTGGCAGGATCAACATGCGGTAATCGACGAACTCTGGCGTCTTTATGTCGTCCAGCAGATCGTCGGGTTTGTGACCAAGCTCGTAGGCAACCTGATCGGCGGTGGTCCTGTCACCGATAAGATGGGCGGCGGAACCCTGCTTGCCGACTTTGACAAGGCATTCGGTAACAATGCCAATGGCACGCCTTCTTGGAAGGGTGGTCTTACGTGGGTTGGTGAACGCGGGCCTGAACTGGTCAACCTTCCGCGCGGCGCAGGCGTAATTCCAGCCCACCGGGCCAGCCAAATGAGCGGTGGCGGCATGACTATCAATGTCGATGCGCGTGGGTCGTCTGATCCTGCCGCAGTGCGCGCACAGGTCCAACAGGGCATCCTTGAGGCCGCACCGGCTCTCATCGCCGCAGCGCAGCAGCGCACCATCACTAGCCTGCGTAGGCCCAAGCTCGGCGGGGCAATGCAATGAGTACGATCACGCTCCCCTCTACTCCTAAGCCTCAGTCACTGACTTGGCGACTTATTCAGCCGGCGCAGGTCAACGTCAGTTCATGGACAGGCGGGCGTCAAGTTCTGCCGTCGAATCGCGGCTGGTGGGAATGCCAACTAACGCTTCCGCCGATTGTGACGACGGCATTGGTGAACCCGTGGCGCTCTTTCATCGCGCAAATGCGTGGGACCGTAAACGACACTCAGATCCCAGTCGATGCAACGGCGCAATCAGCCATTGCAAATACCATGCTGGTCAACGGCGCTAACCAGACTGGCCGGTCAATCAATGTCGATGGCCTGCCTAATTCCACGACCGTTCTGACAGCAGGCCAGTTCGTCACAATTGGCAATCAGCTTCTTCAGTTGACGGCCAATGTTACGACAAATGCGTCAGGACAGGCAACGCTGTCGTTTGAGCCTGCAATCCGCAATGCGCCGGCTGACAATGCGGTTGTTGAGTTCAAAAACCCGTATTGCCTGATGTGCTTCACTGAAGAGCCAACGCTCTCGGCAGAACCGGGTTACATCTACTCCCTATCGCTCAACCTCAGAGAATCATTCTGATGGTTGATGCAACGACACAAGCAGCGCTTGAAGCTCAGACGCTTTACTGGCGGGCGCTTTTGTATGCCGATTTCTCCGGTGATGTCTTGCGCGGCACGACGGGCCTTTATGACAAGACCGTTTCGTCATCCGATACCGAACTGAACGGCACATACGAGTCATTCAGCAATAACATTATTGAGGTCGGTGCAGTTAAGCACAACGAGAGTGGCTCTGACACCGTGGCAGTGTCCATGAGTGGCTTGATCGTCAACAACGTTTCTTTCCTGACTCTAATTGGCGACAAATCAAAATGGCAGGGAAGGGCTGCGCGTCTCTGGTTCTACTGCGCGGACGCTAATGAGACCCAAGTCGGGTCGATCATCCCCTATTACACGGGGTACATGAATGACATCACAATCTCGGGTGATCCAAAGTCGCAGACTGTCACTCTGACGATTGAGAACTACCTCGTCAGCCTTGCTGGGGCGCCCAACAAGACGCTTCTCCAGCAAAGCATCTACGATTCAGGCGACCTATCAGCGGCGGCATCCATCGCGGCTGCTAACGGCATGGTGGGAGCCGGCTTCTCCGGGGCAACTGGAACAGGGGATTGGCGGGATAGCTGGCAGACCAAATTGCCAGAGCAATAAGGAATGACCGTGCTTGACCTGACACGCATATCGACATGGGAAGAAGCCCTGTCCAATTACATTGAAGCCAAGCGCGACGAGCCGTTCGTTTATGGCGTCAATGACTGCTGCCTGTTTGCGTCAGGGGCCGCACAGGCCATGACTGGCCTTGACCCGATCCCTGAGTTTCGGGGGAAATACGACAGCCTAAAAACCTCCCTGCAAGCCCTGAAAGAGATCGGTGCGGGTAGCCTTGAGGCGACTATCGACACCAAGCTCCCCACCGTTCCAATCAGCCTAGCTCAACGCGGCGATGTCGCCTTCTTCGATAACTCGCTCGGCGTAGTGATGGGCGACTTTGCGTGGTTCGTCTCCGACGATGGGCTTGAGCGCGTTCCCC